GTTTTATAAAGACCTTCATTTGAAAGATTAGTACCGCTTACAATAAAGTTGTCTACTGTACCTGTACCTGAGGCTTGTATAAGCCTGTCTGAGTCCCTTACTTCACCGCTATATATTCTTAGGCTTACTCCGAAAGTAGAGTTTTTTACTAAAGCGATTAACTGAAAACCACTGTTCCCAATAAGAACGGGGTTATACAGTCTAGTGTCTACAACCTGAGTTAGGCTAAAATTAGTACCGGCACCATCTATTTTTGCGTAAAAGTCATAAAGATTAAGATTGTCTATCTGCTTAAACTGTATAGCGACGTTTGCATCACTCCCTGCTAGATCGCTAGTTAGGTTTATATCCCTCATCTCTAAAGTATCAACCCCGCCGCAATAAAGTAAAGCGGCAGAAGTTTGTACTCCGCTAACACCGTCAAAAATTACTCTTCCATAATTATGAGTTGTATAATTACCAGAAGTAGCAATATTAGGGTTGCCAATTATATCTATTAGCCTAACGCTGCTCTGTTCGTTTAAACGTAAATTACTAAGAAATACATTATTGTGCTTGCCGTTAATTTCAGAGGTGCTTCTTGTGTCTTCTAACTTTATGCAACGGCCACCGCATGGTCCAAAAGTAATATCGCTTATAGATATGTTTTTCCAAACGCTGTTACTGCCTGAAGCCGTACTTGAAGTAACTGTACCCCATCCTCCTATACGAACTCCGTTAGCATCTTCTGAGGATATAGTACCTCCTGATACATTTATGTTTTCAGAAACACCATCAGTACCTCGTATAGCCCAGTTGCTTGGTACAAAATGAAAGGCTATACCATCATCTCCTGCTTTAATGTTAAAGTTGGTAAATGATAAATTCTTCACATAACCAAAGTGCATACCGTCTGCGTACAGACCGCTTGCTGTACTATCTACTTCTACGCCTGTGATCGTTATATCTTCGCCTGTAATATAGGAACTCCAAGCTCCGTAACCAGGGGATGCTGCATAAGGTGCTGTTGCAAGTAAGGTGTAATTTTCTATTCTTAGATTAGTTACACCCGACATTAGTATAAAATTACCTCTAGAATTAGCTGTCCCATCATCTGTAAGTCTAAGGTTTTTTAAAGTAATATTAACGTTGTTATGTGTTGTTTTGGCTGTTGTATTTTGTATAAGCCATTGATCGACAAAGCCGCGTTTAATAGTGGCGCCTCTTAAATCAAGAGTTGTATTAGACGGTATAATAACAGGGCTAGTGCAAAGGTAAGTTTTACCTAAATCACCATATACATAACCACCGTTTTCTAAAGCACTGTTTAAGGCAGCGGAGTCATCTACTAACCCATCTCCTACTGCACCGTAGTCTTTTAAATAAATGCTTGTATCAATCTGTCCTTTTCTAGCAAAAACAACATCTCTACGAGCCACGAGCTTCTCTTTCTTTTAGCTCTATCTGCCTTTCTTGCAGATCCAATCTTCTATCGTTTAGCTCATTTTGTTCCATTGTGTTCATTAGATCTCCTTGTTGAAGTTCTAATTTTCCTATTTCTATAGAAGTCCTCACGTCTTGATCGTCTGCTCTGCGTTCATTCACTTCTGCACGGGACATAAGCTCACGAGCTTCAGCAATAAGCTTTTGATTTTGTAAAGTAATAGATTCCATTTCAAGCTGTTTTATTTGCTGTTCAAGTTCTGAGATTTTAGCTTGTTGTTCTTGCTGTTGTTGTTGCTGCTGCTGTAAAACTTGTTGATCCTGTTCTAAAGCTTGGAATATTTGATGTTTGTTAATTACAGAAGAAAGTTCGATAAACCCCTGTGCGGCTGCTAGTTTTGCAGTATTAGCACCTTCAGGAAGCATTGCAATTAGCTGAGTTAAATTAAGTTGCTCAATTTCTCTTGCAATTATACCAATACCACCTTTTACTACCCATTTAGCATCATCAAAAGGGTAACGAGAAGGAGAGAACTGTAAATAGCGTCTTGCTACGCCTTTAATAACAGGAACGATTAATTCTCGCTCAATGTTTTGTACAGCCCTCTTAGCCCTTTTAACAAAAGCCCCTAGCATCATAGAGCCACTGTTAGCTGCATTACCTCCTGATTGCGTACTACCTCGTAAAGTAGTGGCGGTATCAAAAGCCCCTGTACCCATTTGAACCATTTGCTGCAACTCGCCAGTATGGTTAAATGTGTTGGGGTTTACCTGACCTATTCCAACGGGCTGTAGTACTTCACTTGGGTTCCCGTTAGTCAGCCAAATCTTTCCTGGTTTTACTTCTGGCCTAAACCCTCTAGGTACTCGACCTGCGTCCATACCTAGCATAGGTGCTGAAACAAAACCTAGTGTATCAATACGTGCTCTTAGTTCTGCATCAAGAGCTTTTTGTGGATTGTAGCCTTTCTCGGCTACTCCACGCCCCCAAAACTTGTTAGGGACAACTTCCCACCGAAAAGCTTTTACTGATCTATCAGCGCCTAAAAAGGGGTTTACCATTGCGCGTAGCAAAACATTTCCGTTAGCAATTGTAATAATAGCCTCTACTAAAGGACCATCACTTCCGTCTGCTTCAAAGTCTTTTTTTAAAAGCTCATCAATTATTTCATTACTTTCTATAGCTTTATCTAAAAGAAATAAAGGTACTTTACCGTGATACTCACATAAAGTAAGAGTCATAGTATCATTATCATTTACAGTAGGGTCAAAGTCTGCATCTTCTTCTCTTGAAGGGCGTGTCATAGAAGATATAAAAGGTAACGCTTCTTTTCTGTAAACACCACTTTCAATTTTTTCTAAAACATCATGCACAGGTTTGTTAGGATAATCTATAGCAAATCCCTGCATTGCCTCTAACGTAGCGCCAGCAGGGTCAGGTACAAAATTAGAAGGTTTTATAGCTTCGAGTTTTACAATAACTCTTTTTTCTTCATCAGCTTTAATATCACCTTCTTCGTTTCTTATTACATTATCACTTTGTTTAATTTCTATGTTTTGTTTAATTAAACCTGTACCAAATATAGCACCGTTAGTAAAAGCTTCGCTTAAAGCGGCTTTTGCATGTACCATATCTAAATCTTCGCGGAGTAAATTAGCCATAACAGATGCGTCTTTTTTCTCTTCATCCATCATGTCGTCAGCTACGTCAAACCATACCTCACGAGACAATAAGGCTTCTTCTGCTTCTGCTACAGAAGTTTCAATAGCCTGAGCTAAAGCAGGTGCTATTAACTTAGATCTTTCTGATGATCTGCTTTTGCTAGACTCATCCCAGTAGCCTCTCCACATACGGTAATACTCACCCCAGCGGCGAGTTTCCGGTAAATTGTTTCGGTAGTCTCTCCAAGGGTCTATTGTTTCTATAATCCAAGATACAAGCTCTTTAGAAGCATCGTCGGCGTTTCCTTGACCGTCGATTTCGCTTGGATTGTCTACAATGATTTCATTGCTCATATAATTCCTTAATAGCCTGAATCAAGGTCAAGTACATCAAAGTACGTATCCTCAAAAGTGTCTAGGTCAATATAGTTTACAGACGCTAACTGGTCTGCATAAGCCAGAGCATCTGGGCCATCATCGTGTGATAAAGGATCTCCAAGATCAGAACACTGATCAAGAAACCATTGATTCCAATTTCCTTGCTTTAATTTAATTTGACCTCTTTGTGCTCTACCTTGTAAAGCCCATATAATGCGGTCAAGTTTTTTTGTGTTGGCATGAGTAAGAGGGTTTACTTGTATATATCTATTAAGCCTTCTCATTTCATCTTCTAAATAAGGCCCAACAGCGTTAAATAAAGCCCCTTTTTCTACTCCTAAAGAGCATCCTGGGTATTTACCTGAAGTACGCATAATCCGTAAAGCTACTTCTCTGACATCCCAATGACCGTGTTCCATGTTTACAACAGTCCAGCCTTCAGAACTTATAAGCGTGGTACAGATTACAGTTTCATCTGTACGGGGCTTATGTTTACCATCTGATTTTGCGTAGCCAGCAAGATCTACTGTTACTACTATTTGCCCTTCTTCACTTGGTAAAGTGTCTGTTATAGGAAACCAATCTGCATTTAAATGCTTACCGCCTCCTGAAACAAAAGAAGCTTCTAGTTCTTGGCGAACAGCTTCTCTTGACATACTTTCATCAGCTTCCATATCGAAAACTTCATCACGAGATAAGAAAGGATTGTCTATTGTTTTAAAATGAAATGATTCCCATTTATCCCAAGGGTTTGGTTTACTATCATCCCAATCAGCAGGCAATGGTTTTTCCAATGCCCCTATAAATATTTTATAAAAATGATTCTTTCCTTTAGGTGTGCCTATAAATAAAGCCTTCCCTTCTACGTCACCTAAAGCGGGTCTTATAATAAGACTCCATGTATCCTCTTTCATGTCGGCATATTCATCTAGCACAACATAGGAAAGTGCGATACCCCGAAGGGAATCGGGGTTATCAGCACCTTTGATAAAGATCCTTCTTCCAGAAACAAGTTCAATCCAACCGTCATTAGTATTTTCTTTGACGATTAGACCTCCTTTTTTTACATAGCCTAGGATTTCTCTCAGTTTAGGCCACATAACACGTTTTGCTTGGTCGAAGGTTGGAGCTATGTAATAAACACCATGCTCCGGTGTGAGCCTATAACCTTGTTCGTTTGTAGTTTTGAGAGCTTCAATACCAAGATTATATGCTGCAAAGTGAGACTTACCGAAACGCCTGCCAGCAGCTACCACTTTAAACCTAGCAGAGCTATTATGTATAGCTACTTGGCCTGGGTGGAACTGTACATTAAATTCGCTCACTAATATTTTTTAGCAGTTTTAGCTGATTTTTTAAAAGCTTTTGCTGTAGGAGCACCTTTAGTACCTGGCTTTCTCATAGACTCGCCAGAACCTGCTTTGATTCTCTTTTTTTTAGCATTTATATTTGCATAAAGACCTTTAGGCATTATTACTTCCTAGATTTAGATCCCGAACATTTCCATCTTTTACGAGACAGATTATTCGGTGTGTTAGGGTCACTTTGTTTAGATTTAGGTAATCTCTTTTTTATACCCAAACTGCGGGCACAATAACTATCACCTTTACTTGTTCCAGGTTTAACCCTAGGACCACCTCCTTTAGCAGGACCTGCCTGCCCGTAACTAACTCTTTTTCCACTAGAGGTAACTTTTACTTTAGCTTTACCTTTTGCAGGAGAAGGCATTACGCTCGTCCTTTTCCTCTGCTAGTGCTTTGATTATTACCTTGACCAGACTGCCCCATAAACTTAGGGGGCTGGTACAAAGAAGCTTTAGGAGCACCTCCTTCTACTTGACCACCACCTTTTTGGCTTTTTCTACACTGCTTTCCGTCCATTTATATATCCTCTTGCTCAATTGTTTCGCCTTCAACTTCTTTAAGATGTTGTGGCGTAAGATTTTCAA